CGTGCTGAGAGTTGGGCTTGCCAAACCTCCGACAAACTTGTAGACCACGTACGGCATCTTGGTTGCGTCGGGCGGTCCCTCGACGGCATAGATGCGGCCATCGACCAGCGCGGAAACGCCAGCATCAGCAGCCAGCAATGAATAAATGCCTTCATCGATCACTGACCGCCTCCGTTTACCTCGACGCAATAGAGCAGCAACACGCGATTACGTTCGTAGACGTTCTCGACGTATTGCACCGTGAAGACGCGGCCACTGAAAACCACGCGATAGCCGGCCTCGATCACAGTCAGAGTCCAACGCACCTTGACAACATGCGAAACGTCCGAAATGATCTGCGAGGCCATCGAGGTTTCGCGGCCACCGGCGGTGTAGATCATGGCGCGCGTTGTGCGCGCCGTGGTCCAGCTCGCTGGAACCGCCGAAAGCCCACGTGAATCAGGCGTTGCATCCGGTTGCTGAATCTGAATCTCATGGCGCAGTTCGCCCGAGTTAATCACAAGCGGGTCACGCATGGGCACTCCTAACAGCGAAAACTGTCAAAGGCATATCGGCCGCAAAGAGCCTTGACGCCCAGTTCAATTTCATGAGGGACCGTATACTCGGTAGCGTCGCGGTGGTTGTACCAATGGCCGATCAGCAGGCGCATCGCTTGGCGAATCGAGGCAGGACACTTGTCGACCTCAACGCCGTCGCCCCACGTGCCCGAGGTGTACTTTACCGTGATCGAGTTCGGATCGTAGTTTTGCGCGTACGGCCAGTAGTAATCGGACTTCGGCACGAGTCGCGCCGGCTCGCTCTCCATGTCCGCCGTATACCGGGCCGCGTCGACGGTTTGCGTGTCTCCGTTCAGATCCACGTAGGAGACAGATCCAACCGCTACAACCTTCGGAAACGGCAACAAGATGGCGGCCTGATGCCAGTACCTGCCATTCATGCAATGCCGATCGTTCGGGTTGACCGTTGTCCCCTCATGCCAGTACGGAAAGAAGTCGAGATAGCAGGCCATCGATCGCTCATAGATGGCGCGATTCAGACAGTCCGGTCCCTCGAGATACTCGCGCGCGGCGATAATCAGGTCTTTGATCGTGTCGTCGTCATCGGTAAAATCACTATCAATAACCAGATGCTTTTTAGCCTTGTCCAACGTCAACGGTTCAGCGGCCGGCGCGGTCAGTTCCTTGCAGACAGGAAACATTCAAAGAACCTCGCGGGAGCCAGTAAGGCCCCCGCAGATGATGGATGGACTACTTGATGGTCAGAGCAACCACGGGCACCGGTGTGTCCGTTTCAAGGCCGCCCGCGTTCGTCACGCCGCCACCGACGCGCGCAAAAGCCACAAAACCGACCTTGTTCAGTTCCGCATAACGCTCATTGAGCCGCTTGAGCACCACGCCGGGCAGAACCTCGCGCCAGGTGTACGCTTCCTCGAAGTCGCCGAACTGGATGGGGACATTCCCGGTGGCCACGGCCGGCTGATATGGGTTGATCTTGACCGGATAACCAAGAATCGTTCCCGCAAATCCGCTCAGCGCTCCATCGTTGAACGGCACAAAAATCGGACGCCCGTTGGCATCTTCGATCTGAAGAACCTTGCCCACCGTCGCCGTACTCATCAACCAGGCCGCGCCAATGGCGTACGCCGGATCGAGAGCCGTCATCGTGTTGACCAGATCGCCGTAAGTGACCACGTCCGCCGTCGAGCTCGTAACGCCGGAGTCCAACCCCAAAAGCGACGCGACGTTGGAGCCATTGCCGTTCGTGATCCACTTCGAAGCCGTGCGCAGATAGCGGCTATTTGTCGACTTCTCGATAAAGCCAACCAGGTCAAATTCCACGTCCTGTAACAGCGAATTCTCAAGCAGGATCGGATTGGACCGAATATCATCGATCGACAACGTGACGCCACCCGTGGCCGGGTCGGTCGTCGAAGACGCCGTACTGTTCAGCACGAAGCCATTGTCGATGTCATTGAGCATCGGCGCCTTGACCGGTTCGCCCGTGGCCGTGCGCAACTTGTAGACCAGGTCATAGACGCTTCCGGCCGCCTTCTTCGCCACCTTCGGGTCCACGACCGCGGTCGGAATCATCACCCCGCCATTGACAGAGACCGACAAATCGCGATGCTCAAACTGCTCCTTCTTGAGCCACGACCGCAGAGCTTTTCCGGTTGCCGAGCGCTGTTCTTCGTGGCTGCGCGCATCGGCCGGCTGTCCTTCGCCTTCCCCGTCCGGGTTGCCACGCGGAATCGCGGCCGCGCTGCGACCCTCGGTGAGTTTGTCGATCTGCTCCAGCCGCTCGGCATCCTTCCGCAGTTCTTCCGCGTCCGCGAGCATCTTGTCGACCTGCCCGCGCTGCTCCTTGGACACCTTATCGCCGCCCATGATCTTCTGGGCATCCAAAACCAACTTGGCACGCTGTTCACGCAGTTCCTTCGCCTTCATTGCTTCTCCATTTCGTTGTTGTGGTTGTCGATGTGCCGGACGCGCCGACCGCGCGGGCCCCGCGGCGCACAGCTCTCCAGAGTCGTCGACAATGGTGCCGACAGCGTGCTGGAAATCTATGCGTGAGATTTAGTCGAGCTCGGCGAGCTCAAGAGCGATCCGCAGCCGGCGACTTTCATCGGCGCAGGTACAGTTCGGGTCGTCGCAGTCAGGATTGGAGCAATCGTCGCAATCGCCCGCCTGGCACTCCGGACAATCGCAATCGCACTCGTCATCGTCGCCCCCATCGCGATGCTCGAGCGCCGCCGCAAAGCGCGACCTCATCTCTGCCGGCATCGTGGGCGGCAGACTTCGCGCCTGTGTGTTGGTCGCCAGATACGCCGGCCAGGTGACAGGCGAAACGTCAATCAGCGAGGCAAACTCAAGGATGCGGCGCGTCACCGAGCCGTCCTCGTTTTCCGTCCACTGGTCGCGCTCACAAACAAACCCAAAGCTCGATCCGTTGATGTCGCCACGGCGGATCGAGGTCATCAGGTCACGAGCAAACTGCGTATCCGGCGGATCGATCACATAGGACAGGCCGCGCGCATCGACGCTCAAGTGGAGCGTGTTCGCTGTCGTGCGGCCGAGGACCAGATTCTCGTCGTGATTGAAAAACGCACACACGTCAGGAGTCGTCGCCAGCACCGCGTCAAAGGCGTGAGGATCGATCTCCTCGCGAACCTCTTCGTAGAACCCAAGATCCTGGCTCTGCGAATCGAACACCGCCGCATAGCCGCTGATCTTGGGCGCGTCATCCGCACCGTCCGCACGCAGCTCCATGCGCAGAAAGCGCTGCTCTGCCTTGCCTTGTGCGGGCTGCTTTTTATGCTTGCCCATCCTCTTCCACCTCTCTGGCCGCCTTGGCCTCGCTACTTTTGCGCGCGCACGCGACGTGGATCGATCGCACGGCCCGCAGGAACTCCTGCGAGGCCATGGATGAAAGATTTTCTTGACCGATCGCGGCGGGCCACTCGACGGCGCGAACCTCCATCGCCTGCACCACACGGCGAACCGTCTCATCCTCAAAATCAGTCGTCAGATCGGCACCGGTGTAATCTGCCGCAACGCGCACGATAGAGCGCAAAACAGGCTCAAATAGCCCCGAAATCGTTCCATAATCGCGCTTTTCTCCCTCGGAAAGCTGTCGAAAATCGTTGGCATAGATTGAAATGAACGAGCGCGTATAGCCGCCCAGTAGCTTGCGCTCCTGCTCTGTGGGCGCTTCGCCCTCTGGCCGCACCGGGGCTGCGCTCGGCGCGGCCTTATCGCCCGCGGTGAGCAGAACCTTGGCTGAGGTCATGTTGACCGGGACGCGATAGATGTCGAGTTCAGCAGGGCCAGGGTTATCGCCCAGTTTGCGGCGCACATCGTTCGGGCAGTACCAGCCCCATTGCACGCCGGCCGCGAAGCCTTCCTGCTGCGTTTTGAAGTCGCCGCGCAACCGCTCGGACACGTCGAAGGAAGCAAAATACTTGTTTGCCTTGCGGCCCACACGCGGCATCAACTTGCGAATGATCTCAATCTCGAAACGACCGATATATGGCCGCAGCGTATCGGTAACAAACTGCAAGCTCGTCTGTTCCGCATTGTTGCCACTCAGCCTCGACGTATCACCGACGTAGTGAGGTGGGATGCGGAACAGGGCCGCAATCTCGGATCGCTGGAACTGCCGCGTCGCGAGAAACTGTGAGTCCTCGGGAGAGAGGCCGATCTGCTGATATGACCACTCGCCGCCGAACAGAAACGCCGTGCGACCTTGGTTTTCGCCGCCGTTCTGCTCTTGCCATGACTCGATGGACTCTTTTTTCTTCTCCTTGCTTGGCATTCCCTTGTTGATAAGAACGCCGCCAGGCCGTGAGCCATTGCCGAAGAAGCGCGCGCCGAACTTCTCTGCAGCCTTTGTCAGGCCGAGCGACTGGCGCGCCATGCTGATCGGGGAAATTCCCTTGATGCCATCCAGGCTGAACAGCAACAAGTGCAGCATGTCCTCCGGATCGATGATGCGAGTTTGCCCGGGCGCTTCGCCGTCGCTGGTCTCGTAGAGCAATTTATTGTCGCGCCGGATCGGGCGCGTCTTCAGCGGATGCAACGGCCAAAGCGCTACGGGCTGGCCGATTGGATTCCGTTCGATCTGCGCGTAGGAATTGCCGGTCAAGGCCACGGCGCCGATCATCTGTTCCTTGAAGGTGACCGCGCTCATTTCCGGGTTTGGCTCTACCGCCAACAGGTAGTGGAGCGAGGCGTCGACAGCTTCGCGTATCCCTTGTTCCGTGCGCTCCCACAACTTGAGCGGGAGCGATGAAACCGACTCGGCAAGGCAGCGTACGCAGGCATACACGGTCGTGATCTGCAACGCCGTACTTTCGTTGACCAACTCACCAGAGGCCGTCGGTTCGCCGCCGTAGAGCATCTGGAATGCTGCCGGGCTTGACAGAGGAACAGCGGGGTTCTCCAGCGACATCGAGCGATGCTCACTGAGCCCGAGCGAAATCAGCCCCCCGGACGACACGGTTTCACTCTCGGCTGAATCTTCATTCAGCCGAAGCGACAGTAAATCTGCCATGAATACCCCTATGCGTATGCAATGTCTATGTCAGAGGAGCCAGAGGCCCCCATGACGCGCGTAATCGCCATAATCAGCGCCACAATACCGTCAATTTTTTCGCGCGATCGAGCCTTGTCCGGCTTGATGTTTCCAGCCGGGTCCATCGCCGCCACAACGTTTGAAGCCATCCACCGCAGAACAGGATTGCCACCGTGCGCGAGTTGCCCGGTCATCACGAGCTCAAGCAGGCGCTTGGTCGGCGCGGCCATATCGCCAAAACCCTGGCCAACCTTGACCATTTCAAAGCCGTCCTCCATCAACTGCGTCACGATCTCGGTCGAGTTCCAGCGATCGAAGCCGATCTCGCCAATGTCGAACTCGTCGCGCAGCTCAAGGATCTTGGCGTGGATGAAGCGGTAATCGATCACCGTGCCATCGGTCAGATTAAACAGCCCCTGGCGCTCCCACAGGTCATACGGCACACGATCACGCGTGCATCGTTGCTGAATGTTGTCCTTCGGCAAAAAGAAATACGGAAGCACAATCCATCGCGGATCTTCGTCTGTAGGCTCAAAGAGCAGCACGAACGCCGAAATGTCGATGGTGGTCGAAAGGTCGAGGCCCCCGTGGCAACGCCGGCCGCGCAGCGCCTCGCGGTCGATGGTGACGCCGCAGGCGTCCCACTTGTCCATCGGCATCCAGAGGCTGTGCGTAGTCGTCCAACCACACAGACGGAAGCGCAGGAAGCTATTCAGCGAGCTCGGCTCGTTCTTGGCCTTGTTTGCTTGCTGGCGAAGATCGTCGAGCTGCACCGCGGTGCCGATGCACATATTGGCCTTGGGCCAGTTTCGCTCGTCTTCCCAGTGCTCAATATCCTCCGGATCGAGGCCGCAAATCCACGCGAACCAGGTATCGTCCTGAACGATCCCCGCCAGAACCTTTTCGGAATACTCGCGCTGCTTGTAGCAGACCGAGTTCTGATCGTATCCGCTGTTGGTGATCGCGAACATCAGCGGCTGTTTGCGCTTGCCCATGGCGCTGTAGAAGACATCCCACACGCCAGAGGTCTTATGCACATGCAGTTCGTCGATCACGACGAACGACGGCCGCAGGCCCATCAGGTTACTATCTTCCGATGCGCACGGCTCAAACTTCGAGGCCGTGCCCGCGATGGACAGGTTGTCCTGCGAAACCAGAATGCGCTCGCGCAGCCAGTCCGACTTCTCGACCATCAGTTTAGCCGTGTTAAACACCAGCTTGGCCGTTCGTCTGTCGGTCGCGGCGGCAAACACCTGCGCGCCAGGCTCGCCGAAGGCGTAGAGCTCGTAGATACACAGCCCGGACGCAATCAACGACTTGAGATTGCCTCGACCGATCTCGGCATACGAGAACTTGAAACGCCGGATCAGCTTGCCGGATGAGCTTTTGCGCTTCCATCCGTAAAGAATCCAGAGCAGCGCCTGCCACGCCGGTTCAAGGTGGATCGGTTGGCCATCGTACTCACCATCGACGCCCACAAGGAACGCCGGGAAGAAATAGATGACGCGCTCGGCAGCCTCGCGGTCGAATTTCAGGCCGCGCTTTCTGCCTTCCTTCAAATCACGGCAGTGCCGCTCAATCTGCAGGCGAACAAGTTTCGACGTGAGGATCTTTCCAGAGAGCACACCGTCTATGTACTTCTCTGCAGCCGATCGCTTACGTCTCATGCTTTACCTGATTCCGTACTTCTCCGCATAGGCAGCGCGCGGGTCAGACCGATTCGCGCCACTCGCGCCAGACGCTTGCTGCCCAGCCTTCCACCTGCTCTCCACGATGGTGCGGATCTCGCGCGCCAATGTTGTACGCTCCCCGGTCTTGATCGTCTCGTTTCGTTCCTTGACTTTGAGTCGGCAGATTGCCTCGACCGTGAAGCGGTCCGAGAAATCCGCCCACGGCCACATCGCCAGGCATTCCTCCCAGATCGCGCGCAGCCTTTCGGCCTGGCGGTATCCGCTCTCCGGACTCTGGATCATGAAATCTACCGGCGGATTGCCAATTGGCACACTCGGCCCGGCCGACTCGACAACGCGATCCTTCAGCCGGCCAGGGTTCTTGTTCCCGGCACCCGTCAGGAGCAGCAGTGCAGTCGGTTTTCGCGGTCTTCCAGGCATAAAGCAACACCTCTTCGCGCCACCTTGCGGTGAGCGCGCGTGTAGAGTGGCTTTTAGGCGTCAGCAAACACGCATCTATCGCACCACCCCAAAAACAGCAGATTTTCAGCCAAAAAGTCCAAAAACTTCATTTTGTGGATACGTGAAGAAATCTTGGGCACGGTCTCCAGACGCATGGTCGAAATATATTCAGACCCCCTATCCCCCAGGGGCCATGACGCGACTACTCTCCACGAGCCGTACGCGTGTCATGGTGCGCTTCACACAGCGGCATCAAGTTCTCCTCGGCATACTTCAGCTCTGGATGAGCTTTCAGCTTGAGCTTGTGGTGGACATGCTTGGCCAGTGCCGTACGCCCTTCCGCCGAACAATCAGCACAAAGCGGATGCGCCATAAGATACAGCCGCCGAAACTCTTGCCATCGGCGATCATATCCACGAGAATGTGCGCTCCCGCGCGGCTCGCTTGCGCGGCCCGCTGCTCTGCACGCATCACAATATCCACGCTGCACGGCACGACCGCACCCACCGCGACACGTCTGCTTCGGAGCCACCGGCATGGTCAGTCCCCATTCGACAGCGGAATGCCGCGCTGCCCTTCGATGTGCGAGACGCGCCTATCGAGGCCAATGATAACCACGTCATGATGCTCTATCTTGACGTCGTGGCGCTTTACTTCGCTATCGACTCCAGCCACTTTCTGATCCGTCCGGCCAGCACGATACGCCATCGCGAGCAGATTCAACAGCGCGCCCGCACCGACCGTGATCTGGATCTGCAACGTTCCATCCATCAGACGCTCTCCCAAAAAGAAAAAGGGCCGACACGCTCACGCGCATCAGCCCAACTTGTTACGCAACCAATCGGTGCTGGCCAAAGTATTCGACCTTAGCTTCAAGCCGTTCCGTAAAGTCTTCCGGCGGCAACGGCCAATTGGTTCGCGCGTCGCGAGCCTTCAGTCGTTGTTCTTCGCTCAGGCCTGCCGTTTGTGATGGCCGCCGAATCGCGTACTGCACCATTTCCGACATCGAAATAGCGCGAGGCGATTCGTGAGTCTCATAGGCATTCCACTCTTCGCGCCGGCGTATCTCATATCCGGCGTGCTCGTTGTTTGTGTAGTAGACACGTGACCATTCGCCCTGGCGACACATGCGCTCGCCTTCAGCAAAAATCACATCTCTAACGCGCAGCCAATCGCCCACAGCACCATAAGGAGCGTACAGGATAAATTTTTTGCAACTTGTGCGCACTGATGGACGTTTGCCCATAGAAAATGCGCCAAACGAGAGGAGCACCAAAAGAAAAACCGGCTTGCGCCGGCAGGGATGATTCCTTTAATGCTGTCGAGTTGATACACGTCGACCTACTAGGTACTACGCAGGCTCTATCGCGGCCAACACCCTCTAGCGGGATGACGAGTCTCTCGACAATCAGCAATCTATCCGATCCTTCGGAAGAATGCAAATCGGACGCAAAAAACGGGCGTAGCCAACCGGCCACGCCTGTCATTTTTAATCGGAAATCAATAAATCTTGATTTTGCGATTACCCGCGTGAACACTGCGCAATTCCAACAATCTCCAGCGTGGCATCCCAGTAATACTCCCCGCATTCTTCGAGTTCCGCCACCACCACGGCCGCAGGCGGAAACTGCTTCAATTTATCGACTGATTCTCCAACTTTCGCGCGCGGTCTTCTATCGCGACATGCCTGACAATGAACTCCGAGTAGGCCGGTGGAATCGCTTGACTGAGCGTCTTCATGCTCATCCAGTCAATACCCATCGCCTCACGCGCCTGTTCGACTGTGAACGTCTCGCGAACCACATTCCTAACCACGTTCGTCTGAGGGGTGCTCCCTGTGACCGTGATTGATCTCGGCCGCACGTTATCGACCGGAGTGTGTCCGCACACCGTAAGCACTTTTGGCGCGGTGAAGTGCCCCTCCCTGCCGCAAACCGATAACGCCTGGACATGCCCATGCTGACAACGCGGCCGGAGCGGAATTGAAAATGAAGTCTCAAAAACGCGATGCCGCCGAAGCTCTGCACGTCCATCCTTAGTGCACAATCCGAACATTGTCCCGCAGAGCATGATGAGGAATCCAGACTCTCCCAGAGGAGCATCTTCGACATTTTCTATGCAGTATGGAGTGCCCGACATCACAAGCCTCGACCGTGTGGCCGGAATCAGGTTCGGTCGGTCTTTCTTGTGCAAATGGCGTAGTCGCGAGAACGCCTGGCACGGAGGACTTGCCCAGATAAAATCGAATCCATCAAGTGGGAACGTAAGCGCATCCGCCTGAATAAACCGAAATGGATAACGAGGCTGCGGGTTTATATCCACGCCGGTCACGTCATAGCCTGCACGATGCAAACCCATCGACGCACCACCTCCGCCGCAGAACAGATCAAGGGCCTTTTTCATTGTCATCCTTGTTTCTGCGGCGTCATTGCCGCCCGCCTGCTGTACCGCGTCACCGGCATCTGCGCTTCGTTCACCGCATCAGCCAGCGCCTGGCTGTACGCCGCCAACTGACCAGCCATGTCCAACGGCTCAGACTTGCTCAACGCGCCGCGCCGCAACGTCCAAACCTGCACAAAGCTCCGCGTCAAAATGCCCTCGCTTGCTGGCGTTCGATTTCTTTGTAATCCCATGGCCAGGTGCTCTCGTCGAGCCACAGGCCAAGCGAGATAAACTTCGCCGGGCCGTACTGGTAGCGCAGACGTGATGCAAGTTTTGCGTGCTTGCGCACGGCGTCAACCATGCGCTTTGCCAGCGCGCCTAGCGTCTCACCCTGTCCAGTGCGCGTCTGCAGTGCCGCCTCAATCACCGGCCCAACGCCGCGTCGACGCCGGTTCTCGACGTAGCCGCACTCGCGCATCACCCACACTCGCGCTGCCTGCACATCGGCAAACCCCAGCTCTGGCTCTTCCTGTTTTTGCCCCTGCTTTGCGGCCACCGCGGCCTTCGCGTTTTCCTCGCGGTAATAGCGCTCAAACCCCGCGCGCAGGGCCGGATTGCACGCCTCAAGGTGCTCTAACTGGTCCTGCTTGAACTCGTTCGCTACCATGGCATCATCGTCGTGTCCCAATCCACAACGCCCAGCCGCATCACAAACCATGAAAGCCGCGCCTCGTTCAACCGCACTTCGCGTGTCGGCGACTTGCGCCAGATAGGCGGCGCTGGCTGTTGGCGACGATTCGCCGCCACCTTGCGACGCAACGGGTGCAGCGTCGCCAGCGCATTCACCGCGTACACCGGCTTCTGCAGGCACTGGCAGTGATCCCACCCGTTCATCAAGGCTCCGTAGATTTTCACTTTCATGCTCAGCTTCCTCACACGTTCCTCCGTTCGCCTCCCCCTCGCGGTCGAGGGGGATAAGGGGGAGTTGCTTTTGTTCTTGTTCCTGTTTAGGTTCCGGTTCGCGCATGCGCGTTCCATTAAGCGAAAGCGCATTTTGCCGCCCTTTTGCCGCCCTTTCTACCGCCCTTTTGCCGCCCTTTTGCAAAAAAATGCCATGCTCAGAAAGGGCGGCAGGCTGCCACCCTTTTGGCACCTCATCCAACTCGGTAAAAAAGTAGTAGGTGATCTGTGCGCGGCCCTGATGTTCGGGGTGCATGCGGATGATTACCTGCTTGCGCTCAAGCGCGGCCAGATAGCGCTGGCACGTCCGCCTGTCGCACATCGAGTCCTCGGCAATCGTCGAGACGCTGGGATAGGTGTAGCGGCCTGCGTGGTCCTGATGCGAGTCCGCCAGCACCATCAGCACTAGCTTCTCGCGCGGCGAGATCAGCTCGCCATTCGGGCACTGCAACAGCCCCTTTGCGTATGCGGATGCTCTTGCACTCATGCCAGCACCTCCGCCATCGTGGCCGTGATCGTGTCGGCCGTCATCATCGTCTTGTGAGTCCCTGAAAATTGCACAGTGCTACCCCATGCCCTACGAGCTCTCTGTCCGCAGCGCCAATTTCTCAACTTTGTTTCGGGTTACGCCGCCACTGACCTACGGTGGCCCATCCGCTCGTAATGCTCCTGCCAGTTACTCACCG